GACTGGCAGAACTATTTTCGTGAGTGAAAAAATAGAACGACTGTATGATTATACTGTCGATACTAAGAAACTTTTAGAAGAGTATCTAAACATAAGTGACAAGATGGATGAAGTTTCTAATCAAGGTAATGCAGTATTGGTTCAGAAAAGATTCCATATACTGTTTAGAGGAAACCTTAACTATGATGGAGTAAAGTTTCTTGGCCAAAGAGATTTTCCTTATACTTTTGAAGTTTCAAATCAGATAAGAGAATTATTTAATTTTAATAGTATAACATATCGAAGTGTTGAACCTAACACTGCATATAATTGGCATAAGGATAGGGGTAAAATCTCTTATCATATACCTTTAATATCGAATCCTGGCTGTCATTTTGTATATGATTCAGAGTCATATCATATGAAAGTTGATGATTGTATATACAAAGCAGACACCGAATCCTTGCATACATTTGTTAATGCAGGCCATGAATCTAGGGTGCATTTAACATTTGAGATATTATAAAATTAAAATAATTTCAAAAACCCCCTTGTCAAACCAGCGTTACGCACTATATAATGGTCCTAGTTATATAATTTAAACTTTCGGGTTTCGCAAATTTTATAACTACAATAAAAGAGGCGAACTTTAAACGCAACCGATGAGGGGATCCGGTAACGCAAAACGAGACCTAGAGAACTTCATCAAACGAGAACTGCCGAGTAGAAGATGTTCTTGAGACCTTCGGGTCGATAGCGATTCTTCGTATTTGTAGAACTCAACCGAGGAGAAAGTCCTTTCCGTGTTCGAGTAAGGAAAATAACCTCACTTTAGTATGAGATGTTGTGAACTCTCCGTCTCGAGCTTGGAAGAGAACCCAACATCCCATACGCCCTAATGCTCATTTGAGGTTAGGTATTTAATAAACAGTCGCTTTAGGAGGACTATTATGACAATCTATGACGATGTCTTCGGGAAATCATTCCCATTCGCAATAGGGTTCGACAGAACTTTTCAACTATTAAACCGTGCTGACCATTTGCACGACACATCTAACTACCCACCTTACAATATTGTAAAGATTGATGCTGAGAATTTCAGCGTTGAAGTTGCAGTAGCTGGGTTCGGTAAGAAAGATATATCTATCACAAAAGAAAAAGAAGTTCTTTTGATTGAAGGTAAGAAAGAAAACTTAAATGAAGATACTGAGTATGTTCATCGTGGGTTATCTGGAAGAACTTTCAATAGAAAGTTTACACTAGCAGACGATATAATCGTTAATGGTGCAGACATGAAAGATGGTATCTTGAGTGTATCTTTAGAAAGGGTTGTACCAGAAGAAGATAAACCAGTTGAAATTAAAATAAAATAATTTCAAAAAACCCCTTGTAATTTCCTACTATATTTAGTAGGATGGAATACTAAGCGGAGTTAGTGTAAAGAACACACTCGACTACCAGTTGAGAGATGAAGTATCGAAACTTTCACTCCGCTCCAGTTTCAAAGAATAATTCCAAAAAGTCACTAGACAATTACACCCATCTTCGGTTATAATGGAGGTGGGTTTTTTATGTTAATACTATCAAAACAAGATGCTGAATATGTCGGTCAAATCTTTATTGATTACTATGCTAATTTCGATAGGATAGATGACTATCTACGCAAAGTAAAACTAGAAAAAATGTCAGATAGACCTGCATCATTATTTGGTATGGGTCCAGAGGACGACATGTTTCAAGACTTTACGATGCGTCCAGAAGACATGGAGTTCGCCTGTAGAGAGGTTTCTCTATACGATGACTACATTGATATAGTAGCATCTCAAATGATACAGAAATCGATACCAGGCAAAACTCTTAAGTGGGTTGTATATGAAACTAATACTAATAAGATTGTAGGGTTCATTCGTTTTGGTTCTCCTACTATCAACTCTAAACCTCGTAATGAATTTCTAGGCAAACCTTTAAACACATTAGACAAAGATGTAATGAAGAGATTCAACGATTCATCAATCATGGGGTTTAATATCATACCAACACAACCATTTGGTTTCAATTATCTAGGTGGTAAACTACTTGCAGGCATTTGTAATTCACATTTTGCAAGAGATACATTAAACAAGAAATACGATACAGAGTTCTGTATGTTTGAAACAACATCATTATATGGCACATCTAAATCAACATCAATGTATGATGGCATGAAACCATTCTTAAGATTTATAGGCCTGACTGATTCAGATTTTGTTCCGTCAATCAATGATGATAAGTATGCATATTTAAAAGACTGGTTTGAGAATAAGAATAATGGAGTGTCACTTGTTCATGATGATGCATCAAGTAGAAAACTTAAAACGCAACACAAGATGATTTCTATAGTAAGAAACTCATTAACTAAACATCATAGTGAAATGTATAATCCATTCAAACAATGTTTCATCAATGCAAAGAACCTTACAGAACAGAAAAGACAATACTTAGGAACATATGGTTTCAAGAATGTTAAAGACTATTTGAATTTAGAAACTGATACACTAGAAAAGAATATCAACTATGATAGATTTGAATACGATAGTATCATTACATGGTGGAAGAAACATGCAGGTAAAAGATACGAGAACTTAAAGAGAGATGGAAGACTTAGAACAGAATTAGAAGTCTGGTCTAAAAATTCAAACATAGACATCATTAGATGACAGAGGAAGAAAATGACCAATAAATGGCACAATAAGTATGGTGCTAGAATAATAAAACCTAAACAGTTTTCATATAATAAAAGAGAGTATGCTGGAGAAGAAACAAAAGAGTTTCTATTTGAAGCAAATAAATATGATGTGGAATTTCCAATCCCTCCACGAATAAAAGACCGAAAAATGAAAGCATTAAAGGAGTCTCTAGTGACTGTTGGTACAGGCCTCATCATTAATTGGCCTATATCTGTTGTTCTTTTATATCTGTTTATTGATATTCTACAACTATCCACATTGATGGTTAGCATATATGTGACCCTTTGTTTCACCTTTATTGCAGTTATCAGAGTGTATTTAATCAGAATGTTTTTCACTAAGAGGGAGTTAGATGATTGATTCAATAGGATGGAATTTTATAACACAAGAAAAAGGGGTTAAATATTTTTGGCCAAAACAAGGAGTTAATATGGTTAATAAAGAAAAAGATGAAGCTGCAGGCTTCCAACAAACAAGACAACGAGAGTTGTTTAAAGAACTGGATGAAATTTTAAACATGCTAGATGGTATCAACGAGAACTTGATGGACTTATTCAAAGGACAAGAACTCATCAAAAAACAGTTAGATAAGATTGAGAGAACAACACGAAGAAGAAATGGCTATATCTAAAATAGGATTTACATGTGGTGCATTTGATTTGTTACATGCAGGTCATGTTGTCATGTTGAAAGAAGCCAAAGAGAATTGTGAACATTTAATCGTTGGGTTACAAACAGACCCAAGTATAGATAGACAAGAAAAGAATCAACCAGTGCAATCAGTATACGAAAGATTTACTCAATTGAGTGCAATTAAATATGTAGATGAAGTCATACCATATGATACTGAAAGAAGTTTAATAGATTTACTAGAATCAACACCAATCAATGTAAGATTTATAGGTGAAGATTACATAGACAAAAGCTTTACAGGCGATGACTTGCCTATAAAAATTTATTATACTAATAGAAAACACTCATTCTCATCGAGTGGTTTAAGACAGAGGGTGGCTCAATCATGAATATAACAATCGCAAGACTTCGTTCATTTGTGAAATACAATGGACCTTTAGCAACAGTATTAGATAGTTTCTTTGAAAATTATGTAAGATGGATGAGGGCAAATCCTCAACATAACTACGATACTTATAATGTATCATTTGAAAATGTGAGACCAAAGAGAACGCCTGAGACTATTGATTGGGCAGATGTAATTGTTATACCAAGTGATAGTGAGTTTAGATATCATGGTGAACTACAGATGAATCCAAAAGACTTAGCGAAGTCTAACGAACACATGGATGTAATCAGACCCTTCTTTGAGGGCAAAGACATTATCATGTTCTGTAGTGATAGAGCAGATACAGAAGAGTTATATAGAGAAGAAGTATTAAAAGGTATCAATATCAAATCATTCACTACTATCGATGAAGTCGATTTTAGTGGTAATATACATGGCATGAAGTATCACTTCATAAATACATTAAAAAACCCCTTGGCGGAGTTGATTGGGTCAAACAAGACTCATGACTTTGGATATTGGGGCCGTATGAAACACGGTCACGATAGAGAAAAGACCATTCGTCAAATTTATCGAAGTGAACTTTCATGCCAGCTTATAGGTGGCATGCCATCTGGTGTTAAACGAGAGTCTAAATGGATTAAAGATTGGAGGAAACTCTATCCTTTATTAGAGGGTTGCAGAGGAACATTATGTTTTAATTGGATAGATGAAACTGCAACTACATCTAGATATCCAGAGGCACTTGCAATAGGTATTATTCCATTTGTGTGGAGAAATTATGATTGCACTAATACATATAGAATAGACCCTTGGCAAAGAGTTTATACTTTTGCAGAGTTTTTAGAGAAGTCATTATTATTAAGAGATGAGTCATTCAGAAAGGTGAAGTTAGAAATGGCCAGACAAAACTATTCAGAAGTTCACCTTACAGAAGATGAATACTATGCCGAGTTTGAGAGAAGAATGAACGATGCTTTTTAAAGAAGTCTATCAAGTCGTAGAAAACCCATACCAAAAAGATGCAGGTATAGAACTAATTAGTGGTGAATGGAAAGGTTTAGTATATCAATATGGTGATGTTCAGTTTATCGATGGCGAACCACAAATGAACTTTAAAAGAACCATAAGAAGATTGCCAGATGATGCCGAAAAATCGGAGGAGGCAATTCAAGAATTACTAAATAATAGTGAGTTAAACAATCTCATGGGTGATATTCTAGTAGAGTTAATCCAAGAGCAAATTAAACGAGAAGAGGAACAAAAAGATGGCAATAGCTAATTATAAATTCACGAAGGATGTTGATAGCGTAGCAACAGGACATTACTTTCCTAACATAGATGCTGAAGGTGTTGAAGTTGCAGAAGAAACATTCAAAACTGCAAAAGTCAGTGCTGGATTTGTCTTTGTTGCAAAACAAGATCCAGAAGATCCTTCTTAATACTCAAGTATTAATAATGGACAGTGTTGTGTTGAAAGCACAAATTAAAAGACATGAGGGCGAAGTCCTCGAAGTCTACGAAGACTCACTAGGGTATTTAACTTTAGGGGTAGGTCATTTAATCAGAGAAGATGATGAAGAGTTTGGTGAACCATCAGGCACACCAGTCTCACAAGAGGTAGTAGATAGATACTATAATACAGATTTTATGAAACATGTAAACGAAACGCTTCATGTTTGTGATGACCACGGAATAGATTTTGATAATCTACCAGAAAATATCCAACATGTTTTAGTAAACATGTGTTTCAATTTAGGAGCCAACAGATTAGGTAAGTTTAGAAATATGCTTACTGCTTGTTATGAATCTAATTGGAAAGAAATGTCCGCCCAAATGGAAGACTCTAGATGGTATGGACAAGTTGGCCGAAGGTCAGCAGAATTACAGGAGATGGTTTTAAATGCTTAATGTTAAATGCATTAGACTTGATACTGGTGAAGTATTAATAGGGTTCGTTGAGAAAAAACTTAACGGCGATTATGTAATATCTGATGCACAAGTATGTATGATAGAGGCAAAAGAAGGAACTATGGAAGTCAATATGGCACCGTGGATTCCTTTCGCCAAAGAATACATATTCACAATTAATAAGAATCTTATACAAACGGTCTTTGATGCCAAGCCCCAACTTGAAACTAATTTTAAAGTTGCGACAGGCAATACACATGGAGTAAGAGGCCAAATCAGGAAATAAATTATGAGAACAGTGATAACTGAAGCACTTCGTTTAAAATACGAAGGCGCAATCGCAGAAGCGAAAGCAAATATAGAAATCTACTTAACCAACTCAGCAGGTATCGGAGAACATCCCGAAATTCTATCTGCTATTGATACACAGGTTGAGAAAATTGCAGAAGCAGAAGATAAACTTATTGTTTTAAGTCAATATTTTAAAGAAGATAACCAAAAGACCCTTGTAGAATAGGCCATAGTATAGTATAATAGCTATATGGATTTCTACACAAATGTTTGTCGGTCTCGTGACAAAATACTCGCAATAGGTTACAAAAACGGAAAGAAACAAAAGCTTTCTG